CGACACTATTAGCTTGGAAATGAGCCAGCAAATAACAGACCTTCAAATGAAGCATCTGCAATTACTGAGCCAAAACCTTGCTGCTAGCAGTCGTGCTGAGGAGGCGGTAGGTCTGGGACCTGCCGAGAGTGCTGCTGAACAAATCCCCGAAAGGGGAGGTAGTCCAGCGGCCGCGTCTCCCATATCCATGGGCCGAAAGGCCCTCTGGGAGTGCGTGGCACCGTTGTGCGGCACCAGTAAGTCTGCCCGCGCTTGCGCGTACGTAACGCCGCCAAACAAGTTTTGGTTGACGGCGCCCGTCGCGCAGCTAAAGCAGTCTTTGGTTGCGGCTAGGGCTCTGGGTCTACATTCTTGGAACACCAAGAAAGGACACAAAGCCCTACTGCAACTTGCTGGCAAACTCGTGGGAACCCACACCCGACTCTGGAGAAAGTGGAGGGCCGACCATAGGTCTTTCCTCCAACTCTCCTTCGCGGCGCGGGCCCTAGAGAAGCCGACAGAAGCGGCAATGAAAGCCGCAGAGGTAGAGTTCGTCGCTCGGCGCACCAAGTCCACGAGGCGGGTTAATCCCGACCCTTCGTGGCCTGGTGCGCACAGTCAATGGACCCTACCTGCTAAGGGTGAGAAGCCACCACTGGGGGCGCCCGAGGCCCGACACTTCCCAATTGGGATAGCATCGAGCCCGGCATCCAGTTTTGGCCTCACTCGGAAGAGTGGGGGGAAGGCCCGCTTGTTAGCGGCTCGGGTTGGAAAGATGGGGCAAGACCCCACCCAACCTCCCGAACCGAACTTGCGGACCTCAACTCCTGGGTTAGTGACGAAGGCTGTCTTCAAACTGGCAGATGCCATGTGGGAGGACATGCTTCAAGTCACCTGGCCCGGGGGAACACCCCCTGACTCTGAACTTATCGCCGCCGCCAGGCCCGACCCGGCCAGGTCTGCGATGGGGGCTACGCCCCACACCGCAGCTGGACTCGGGTTGAGTATTCCGGCGAGTGGCATAACTCGGATGGCTGCTCTAGCCGAACGGGGTGGAAAGGTGCGAATCGCAACCGTCCACCCGTACGGAGAGACGCTGTCCGGGGCTATCACGGGAGGTAGACTCAAGGGAGAGATGGCTCGCCACCCCGCCCTTCGAGGCTCACTCCTTGGTGATCCCGAAGAGTTTTCGCTGGAGCCGCGCGCGGGTGTCCGCGAGTGGGCGACCAATTTTGATCGCCTTCCTCGTAGATTTGCCCAGCTACGCGACAACGAGCTCTATTTATTCTCCGGGGACCTCACCGCAGCGACGGACACAATTCGGCACGATGTGCTCGAAGAGTTCTTCCGATCGCGCGGTTTGGATCCTGGAGATGCTAAAGCCTCGAACCTCATGTTCGAAGGTCGGCAACATCCCATACGGGCTGGGACCGACCTCGGACTCGGTGGCTCTTGGCCAACGCTCTCATTGTTACACGCCTATGCATGTGAGGAGATGGGGATGTCCCCAGAATCCTTCTTGTGCAAAGGCGATGACATTGGAGCACTCTGGTATGGTAGGCAGGTGAAGTTCTACCTCATTTGGATCCAGCCCCTTACGGGGATGGCACCCAACATGGGTAAGACTTTCGCCGCCCGCCTGAAAACCGCTAGGGCTCGGTGGGAGGGTCGACTCCTCTTCTGCGAGCAGGCCTATAAGGTCTGCTCTGTCACGAAGGGAATGTACCTCTTCCGCCGAGTCAACTATAGCATCCCCCTTAAACTGATGCACGTTGACTCCAAGACATTACGTCGAGGAACCCCGCGCATCTGGTCTTTGGGAGACGCTTTCGCGTCTATGGTCCCACGAGAGGGCCGAGCCCGAGTATGGCATTGCCAGTTCTCGAACTCGACCTTTGAGTGGGCATACCGGCAGTATGGCCGTTGGGTTTTCCTCCCAGCCCCCCTAGGGGGGCTAGGAATGGTACCCTACAAGCCGAACCTGTCGGTCCCCATGGACGTACAGAAATTCGCAAGGGCAGTGGCAAACGGTGGGATCGTACCACCCAACCGGTCTATGACCGAGTTGGGGGTCGAAGCCACGGTAAACCGCTACCTAAAGGCCCACCTCCCTAGGAGGCGGGCCTACCTCCACGCTCCCAACTTCGGCCCTGAACTGCCACAGTCAGATGACTGGGCGGACATGGTCGAAGAGGAAGAGCGCCGAGGTGCGATAACACGCGCTCAGGACGGGGAAAACACCTTCCTGCGTCGGCTCTCAGCTTTGCTGGAGACCGAGCGGGATGGTGTGACCGCCGCCGTGAGTTTCGCAGCGGCCGCAAGCGGCCAGCTGCACGCAAAGTCCTCCCCGGGCAGACTTAACAAGTACCTACGACAGTGTCGCAGGCTTGCAAGTAAGCTCTCAGAGGACAAGCTTTCGAAGAAGTTACGGTTCAACAAGCTGGAGCGGATGCTCGAGCTGAGCCTGTGGGTCCCTAAGGGCCACAGACCAGTTCGGCAACTTCCCGACTTGGAGAACATGAAAGCTAAACTCCTGCCTGGTAAGGCGCCGGCCAAAGGCGGCACCAGAACCGCAAGGAAGGGTTCACTCTGAGTCTTCTCCCTGGCTGCCTGCTCGCGACTCCCGAAACGGTTTTGCGGCTTGACTCCAAGGCGGACTCCCAGAGGTCCACACCCCCTTTACGGGGATTGGGCTCGACTCAACCACGTAGACGACGGATCCAGGAGAAGGCGTATGCCACTCTCCCGGGTGTCCTCGTTTCTACAGGTTGTCTGGCCACGTGTGCGGACAAGAACCCCCCCCCTTGCTTCTGGTGTCTTTCCTGAGACCGACAACCAAACCCAGGAGGGCACCTCCCACTGTGCTGCAAACGTAC